TGATGGCGATATCTAACAATTCCACCATAGGTCCCTACGATATGGAATCTAATGCAACGGTGGAGGGAACATCTGGTTGGTTTATTGGACAAGATCTAGGGGCTGGTACTTCATACGTTCCCTTTAGATCACAGAGGCTTTTTCGCTTAGTTGGCCGCGGCCATGGCGAGTGGCTACACAAGAATTGTAAGGTTTCAATTGCGAATATTCGACCTTCAACCACAACTGTTAGTGAGTTTGGTACTTTCTCCGTTCTCATTAGAAACTTATATGACACCGATAATGCTATTGAAATTCTAGAGAGATTTGATAACTTAAATCTCGATCCTACGTCGCCAAGTTATGTTGCGAGAGTTATTGGCAACAAGTACATGGAATGGGATACTACGAATAAAGTCCTTAAGACCTATGGCGACTATGACAACAACTCTAAGTTCGTTTATGTTGAAATGAATACAGATGTTGATGCTGGCGCAACCGATGATTCGCTTCTTCCATTAGGCTATTTTGGACCACCCCGCTTTAGAGCAGTGTATGATCTTAATGCCACTGGTGCTTGTAACTTATCGCCCGCTGGCACCACAGCCGGCACCGGCATCGCCGTCGATGGGATGGCGCTTGGTACACAGGCTTTTCTAACCGGCGGCGCTGACATTGTCGCTCATGATGCGTCGTCCAACGCGCTTATAGGTGGGGTTGTTTATCTTTCTGGTGGGGGAGGAATCGCGAGTGACTTTGATAATGTCGGTAGTTGCACGGGCTCTCTTGCGTTTCCCCAAGTAAGACTTAGAGTGTCAGCATCTGATGGCGGATTGAGCGATCAAACAGACGCATATTTTGGAATGCAGACAACTAGAACGGCAACCAGCACAACTCCAGACGCAAGTGTCGCCGATTTCCACGGGCACCTTTACAGCGGGTACAGCGCTAATGGCCCCCGGGGCGCCACCGGTGGAGGAACGAATCCGACAGCACCACACAGCACCGCCGGCGTTGAGGATTATGCCTACGTATTCTCGCTTGACGATCTAACGACAGGAAGTTCTGGAATTTATTATTATCAATCTGGCTCGCGCACCGCAGGTTCAGCTGTTAATAGTTCTTCCGCAACCACTTTGGATGCTGGATATAATAAATTCACTGCTCCATTCTTTGGTGGTTTCGACGGCTTTAACATCATGAAGCCCGATCCTCTATATAATGGAGGTATGACGGCGACGTCGACCGAAGATACTAGTTATGTGTATCACACATTCCGCCGCGCCATCGACACAGTTGCAGATCCGGAGTTTGTTGACATGAACCTCTTAACGGTTCCTGGCTTGACAAATGATAGTTTAACTGGTCATATGATTAATGTTTGTGAGGATCGAGCAGATGCCTTGGCCCTCGTTGATTTAGCTAGTGTATACATTCCCCCTCATGAGCAATATTATGCTAATAAGTCGAGTAGAATTGGAACAACCCCCACCACTGCCGCTACGGCATTGAAGGATAGGAGAATTGATTCCAGCTATGGTGCAACTTTCTATCCGTGGGTGCAGACTCGCGATGAAAATACTGGTATAATGTTGTGGATTCCACCCACTGTTGCAATGATGGGCGTTTTGGCTAGCTCTGAAGCGTCATCTGAACTGTGGTTTGCGCCGGCCGGATTCAATCGCGGCGGCTTGTCGAAGGGAGCCGCAGGCATTCCTATCACCGGAATTACTCAACGCCTCACCTCCAAGGAGCGCGACACTCTTTATGAGAGTCGCATTAACCCCATCGCATCGTTCCCTTCCAACGGGCTCGTTGTTTTCGGCCAGAAAACGCTTCAAGAGCGCCAATCGGCTCTTGATAGAATTAACGTGAGAAGATTGGTCATCTACATGAAAAAGCAGATTTCTATTCTTTCCACACAAATTCTTTTTGAACAAAATGTGCAGGCAACATGGAACCGCTTCATCGCTTTGATTGAGCCCTTCCTTGCCAACATCAAGGTTAGATTTGGTATCACAGATTACAAGCTCATCCTTGATGAGAGTACCACGACTCCAGATCTTATCGATCAGAACATTTTGTATGCAAAGATTATGATTAAGCCTGCTCGAGCCATTGAGTACATCGCCATCGACTTTGTCATTATGTCAACGGGGGCGTCATTCGAAGATTAAAGATGTGGGGGTTTTTCCCTCACCGCACTATTTAAAAATAGATTATAGGAGTTCTTAAACATGCCATTCTGGTCAACAAATTTCGGTGAAGATACCACTTTAAAAGATCCAAAGAGACAATTTAGGTTTTATGTGGAGTTTTCCAACATTGCTGCACCTATCGGTGGCGCCACCTTGTGGTATGCTAAAACGGCAGCTAAACCTTCTTTTCAGGTTGCTTCTACAGAGCACAATTATTTAAACCATGTGTTTAAGTATCCCGGGAAAGTGACGTGGCAGGACATAAGTATTACTTTGGTTGATCCAGTTGATCCGGACATGTCCGCAACTCTTTCTGATATTCTTGTGCAATCCGGATACTCACCGCCCACCGATCCAACCACAGATCAAATGGGAACTATTTCAAAAGCCAAGGCAGCAGGAGCCTTGGGAACAATTATAATTACACAAATCGATTCAAATGGTGCAGAATTAGAAAAGTGGACCCTTTGGAACTCTTTCCTCACTGAAGTTAAGTATGGCGATTTGGCATACGGCACAGATGATTTGACAGAGATGTCACTTACCATCGCATATGACTGGGCAAGAATCCAGACGTTCGGCAACGGGTCTGTTTTGGTGGCCGGCGATGGCGATACCGAATTCTTTAACGTATAGACAAAAATAAACGAGGTGTATATTGTCACGAAATAGAGAACGCGCTGGAGGCGTTCAACAACACGATACAAGCCCCCCACCCCAAGCATTGCAAAACGAAGGTGGAGGAGGATTTTCCTTTGTTGTTCCAACGGAATTTGTGGAACTACCTTCCGAAGGTAAGTTTTACCCGCCTGGTCATCCCCTGCACGGCCAAGATAGCATTGAAATCCGTCAAATGACGGCGAAAGAAGAGGATATGCTTACATCGAGAACTCTTCTTAAAAAGGGAGTGGCGCTCGATAGGGTTATTGAGAACTTAATTGTTAATAAGAGCATTGATCCTACGTCGTTGCTTATCGGCGATAAAAATGCCATTATTGTCGCACTACGAGTGTCTGGTTATGGCAACCAATATGACACCACAGTAACATGCCCTATGTGTGGCGAGAGCCAAGAATATTCTTTTGACTTAAACACAGCCAAAGTATATAAGGGAGACGAGATCTCCAACACTGTAGAGGTGATAAACAATTCAGACGGTACGTTTAATACAGTCCTTCCCAAGACACAAGTGATAGCCACGTTTAGATTACTTACTGCTAAAGATGAAAAACATTTATTAGATGGAATAGAAGCAGATCGGCGTCAAAAGATACACGAAAGAAGCATAACGCGCCAGATTGTGCATATTGCGACTGCCGTTAATGGCGATTCTTCTGCGGAAGCTATCAACTATTTGGTGGAGAATATTCCCTCTACTGATTCTCGACATTTAAGATTGGCTTACAAACTTGTGGCTCCCAATCTTGATCTTGTACAACAGTTTGAATGCGAGATGTGCGACTGCCAACAGGAAATGGAGGTTCCGCTTAGTGCGGACTTTTTTTGGCCTGACCGATGAGTATATGGAGAACATATATGAGCAGTTCTTCTTCTTAAAGTATTCAGGCGGTTGGTCATTCTCAGAAGCTTATAACCTCCCAGTGGGATTGAGGAAGTGGTTTGTTGAGAGGTTGGTTAAACAATTGGAGAGCGAGCAAGCAGCTATCGAAAAAGCTTCCAAAGGGACCAACTCACAAACTTTAAGTTCGCACAACCAACCAACACCTCCTCCGCAAATGATGGCAAAGAATAGACAGGGTTCATAGCTCTGTCTTTTTTTGTGGGAAACTATTTACGTTTAGATGACTTATAGAGGGTTATTTAATGGCTGATGAAACTGGCAAATTAACTTTAGCAGAGGCGCAAGAACTTTTAGCTACGACGCAAGAGCACGTTAAATTAAAGGAGAGGTTCCTGGACCTGTCCAAAGAAGAACGGAAGGTACTTAAGGACTCGGCCGAGATCAATAGTAGGATCCGCGGCCACTTTGAGCAAATTGAAGCTGGTGTCGTAAAAACTCTTGGATATCTTCAAGATCAAAACAAAATCCTTAAAGGGTACGCCGAAGATGCTGAAACAATGTGGAAGAAGGAAGAAGCTTCTTCTCGCATTAAGTTAGAGCGCCTCAATGCATATCGGGAGGCCCAAATGCGAGCGGATGATGCTCATCTTCAATCTCTCGAACTCAAGATGCGGATG